TGAGAACGCCGACACGTCGCCCGTGATTGTACGGGTGCCAGAGGTGCCGAAGTCGATGTTGGCCTCGACAGCCACCACCTGGGCAGCAATGTCACCGGAGCCAGCCTTGAGAACTGGGTCTGCAAGGATAGCTCGCAGGTCGTTGCCACCCATACTAGCCTGGAACCTGGGTGAGACCTCAAGTCCAGTGATACCACCAGAGCCGTCTGCACTCTTGCTAGGCTTGATGCTAACAGCCGTATGGTCACCAGCTGCCTGGGTCACGTTGCGGCTATTGATACGGACATTCTTACCATCCTGTTGAGTGTCGATGTAGAAGTGGTCAGCCGCGACCGCCTTCAACGTCAAGGTACTGTCCAGGAGTTCCGCCAGGGGTGCTCCACCAGCAGGAGCATCCGCAGGAAGTGTTTTGTTCTTTAGCCACTGGTAAGGCATTGTTTTTCTCCTCCTCCACCACCAGTCGTGTTGTACTAGATTAGTTTCTCGACACCTTCTGTGAGCTCCGCGTCCACCGCGGGAATACCCAGGGAGACGAGAGGCTCAAGGTCGGCCCTGTTGACCGGAACCACAGGGGTTGAGCCACTGGACACTACGGTGTTTAGCCTAACCTTGGTCACGGTCTGACCACTGGCAGGCCTCGGAATGTAGACCGGACGGGCGATTACGATATCGTCATCGCTCTCATCCAAAATGGGGAACTGTCCAATGTGGTAGTAGTTGGAGCCCCCATCAATGGATGCCTGGACTGCCACAGAGACCACCACTGTGGTTCCTGTGCAGGTCCCTAGCAGCATCCGCACCATAGCCCAGAAGCCACCTTCGGTGTCCACTACTGAGCCCTTAGCACCGGTGCCAGCCATATCGACGGCACCGGTGATTAGGGCCAGATTCACGTCTTTCGCCATTTCTATGCTCCTTCTGTTTCAGCTACCGCTTCTCGTTGTTCAGGCGTGGCAACTACCGTCTGAGAGCCATCGGCCAGGATATCCTCAGTGGGCCTGTCCACTTGCAGCTTGTAGCCCTCTAGGACCCACCCATAGACAGGGTGATACCAGTCCCAGTGCCTCATCCTAGCCTCACGCTGAGTGAGAGCCACTGGGCGGTGCTTAGTCCAGGTTTCACCATCAGCAGACGTTTGTTCAACGTCCCTGTATAGACGGCCACCCTTATCGTAGACATCAGGCGGTAGTTCTGCCATAGCACACCTCCTACGTGTTCATTCCTGTTCTCTCAGCCCGTCAGTATACCGTAGAGCCTCGCAGCTGCACGGGGATGCTTTAGGACTAGGCCAGTGTACCACTCAATTCGACCCAAGTGGTAGGGACCAGCCTCTACCTCTCCAAAGTCCTTGACTGAGGGGAGGGACATACTTTGGATACCATGGAGGTAATCAACCCCCATGCGAGTGCAGTACATACTGGCGGTGTCACTGGCGCCATCACCAGGGTCCTCATCAAAGAGGAAGAAGGATGAGCCATCATCCTCTCGACGCACGACACGGATGGGAGTGCCAGCATAGGCCATCTGCTGCTTGCCAAAGGCGTCCTGGGTGAAATTGATAAGACCAGAGCCAGTTACGGCTCGGACCAGGGTAGTCACCTTACGCCTCATGATCGGAGACATCCAGAGCACCTTGTCTCCACCATCGCCAAGGACAGCATCTAGGAGCTCGTCCATCAGGGCGAGGGTAAGTTGGGCGCCTCCAGAGCCCATAATAATTTTCTGGTTGCCGGTCAGTCGCTTGCGGAGGCCGTCGAACTGGTAAGGGTCAACAGCGGTGTCCCCCTCGAAGAAGGTCTCCGAGAAGGTAATGCCAGCTTGACGAGCCTTCATCCGATACTTCTCAGCCTTGAGGTTGAGCAGGTTGGACATAGCTTTGACCTCAAAGTTGTCCACCTTGACCTCGCCACCGAGAATGACCAGAGGCTCAAACAGGGGATTGATGACACCCGCATCAGGCGTGTAGGTCCCACCTACGCCACGCCATGATACAGTGCCCAGACTAGCCTCGCGGTGATACCGGAAGGCTGGCCCGTTGATTGTCTTCTGCGGCAAGTACTCCAGGACAGGAGAAGCCTCGACGATGATCTTCGCCACCGACCTCTCCAGGTCATCCTGGCTGTGCTTGGCCGCTTCGAGCATGGTTATGTCAGCCACGGTCTAACTTCCTTTCTTATTGGGTTTTCCACTAAGAGCACCCTCTAGCAGGACACCGCTATCAGTCTTGATCAGGTCCGGACGGGGTCCGGTCGAGCGCCCTGAAACTACAGCAGGCCTCTCGCCATCTATCTCAGGCAGGTGTTCCTCTTTGTAGGCTTCCCAAGCCTCTTCCTTGAGTTTCTCGGCCATCCCTGTGGCCTCATGGGTGAGTATAGCCTGGAACACGGCCTTCTTCCATACTGCAATACCTTCGGCTTTCAGATGCGTGAAGTGTTCAGGCTTTAGGCTTTCCTTCACCTCAGCCGTGAGCTCTGACTCCTCCAGCAAACTGGATACCGAGGATACCTCGGAAGCGTAGCTGTAGATTTGAGACGCCTGTGCTATCGCGCTAGCGTTAGGTGTCCCGCTGGCCTCTTTACGTTGCTGGTATCTGGCATAGGCAGTAGCAGCTTTTTCGTCACCCGCTATCTCCGCAGAAATCTCCTCCTGCGTCATGCCCTGGAAGTGTGTGTCCTCGGCACGTTCAGCCTCGGCCTGCTTGGTCTCGGCCTCAGTGATGGGACGCTGCTCCTCCAGGGCTGTGGTGACTTTGGCTCCTGATGCCTTATCCAGCCAGCGGTTAAGGATAGGCCCAATGTCCGGATGCTCAAGAAGTACCTTCAAGACCCCATCGGGTTTAGCCGCCAGGTCCTTGAGTGGGTCCTCCTCTTCATCATCCTTCTTTTCGCTATCCTCAGGGTCTTCCTCCCCTTCACCCTTAACCTTCTCCTCCCCCTTGGAGGCCGGAGCACCCTTGTCCTCGGGCTCCTTCCCCTTTGGAGGCGGCTGGTCTTGTGGTGAAACGGAGTCTTTACCTTCAACAATAGTGGGGTCCGCCTCGCCTGCAATCTGGGCTGCTAGCTGAGCCATCTCAGCCTCAGGCGTACCCGCTACTAGCGGTGCTTCCTTGGTCTCTGGCTTGTCTGCCATGGTCATCTCCCATTAGTAGCTACACTACGGGCTACTACAGTCAGCATATCACGCTTGGGTCTATCTGTCAAGCTGTTCAGTTCACTACTTTTGCCCAGGGCCATGGACTTGTAGATGCTCCTGGTAGTGACGCCCATGACCTGCGCAATCCACCTTACACTGTGTCCTTCACTAACCAGGAGACCTATCTGCAAGCCTCTCATACGAGCATTGATAGCCCTAGAACCGTGAGATAGCTCCTCCTTGCAGACAGGCAGGGGGCAAGTAAGACAGGCAGAATGAAGGTCACAGCCGGTGTCGCGGTAGCGGACGTACTCAGGTGGCGCATCGACAGTCTGCATACTATCCCCTACCTGGCAGACTGGCTTTGTGGGGCGGACAGGTGATAGGCCATACCACTTGCCAAGGAGTGCATCGGCATCAGGATGGGTCAGCCTATACCTATTGCGTAGCTTGGACACCATGGAGGTCACCTTATTGACTATATCCAAGCGGGACAAGGTACGTGATACTTCCTCCAGAGGAACACCTGAATCAGCTAGAGACTGCATCTTGTTGAGGAGGTAGTCGTTGAGGTTCAAGTAGGGATTGAACTCCTCATTCTCTCGCAGGCGACTCCACACTAGGTCCTCAATGGCCCAATACTCGTCCAGGTCTGACTGGGCCTTCCTAAAGGCCGTGACTGTGGGTGTATCGTAACGGCGAAGGTAACTCTTGACCAGTTGAAGGTTAGTCGAGGACAGGCCCTCTAGGGTGGCGTCCCTGGCAGCGAAGAACCTGTCCCAGTCCACACCACCTGTCATCAGGTTCTTGAAGTCCTCCCCATTGATGCTAAAGTAGGCATCTATAGCGGCGTTGACGCCTGCCTTGTCCTTGCCAAACTTGAGCCCGAAGTCGTTGACGATTTGATCTCGTCGGGCGAAGAACTCCATCTGGCGGCCTCGGTAGTTGTCCTTCCAGATAGAAGAGGCCATCTCGTCAGCAGCGAGGGCAGCATCGTCCTCAAGTTGTAGCTTCTCCTGAGCTATGCGAGTCCCTTCTAGCTTCTCAAAGCCGATGCCCTCTTTGGTCTTGACCCTGTAGCGGCTCTCATGCTCCAGGCGCTCCTGGGCGTTCTGTACCCTAGGGTCAGTGGCGATGACTGC